GTTGACATCGTTGATCATCAGGTCGGGCAGCGGGTTGTAGTCCTCTGCGCTCATCTCCAGCGTGATGTCACCGATCAGACCCTTGATCGTGGTCTCGGTGTCATCGTAGGGCACCTCCTTATACGGTCCGATCTTACGGTAGAAGCGGTGCTTAAACGCTGTTTTGGACTCACCGAGGCGTACACCCCTGTCCACCACCAGAAACTGCCCGTGCAGGTCCTTGTAGCCGTTGCTGGCGGGTGTCCCAGTCAGTCCCGTTGACCATGCGAAGTGTTGCAGAATCTTCTTTGTCGCCTTGACCCTGTTGGTGCTACTATTCTTCATCTTAGAGATTTCATCCCAGACGATACCGTTGAACGGTAGGGCCTTCTTTTGCCTGACGAAGTATGTATGCAGCGTCTCAGCGAGCCATCCGAGGTTCTCATAGTTAATCAGGTAGACGTTGGCAGGTCGCAGCAGCGCCCTGGTGCGCTGGTCCTTGTCACCCATGACGACACTGAACGTCAGGTACTTGGTGTGCTCCCACTTCGCAGCCTCTTGACGCCAGACCAGCCTGCACACCCGGATCGGGGCAACGATGATGACCCCTGTAAGGAACTGGGTGCGGATCAGGTGAGCGATCGACATGAGTGTTATCACCGTCTTACCTAAACCCATCGAAACCCATAACATGGAGTTGGGATGGGTGCACTGATGATTGATCGCTTTTCGCTGGTAATCATGCAATTTATCAATTGTTAATAGAGCCATTACGTTACCTTATTCAAATATTCAAAATGACCATGACGATGGATGGCGGCATCGTTATACGCCAGTGCCGCTTCATCTTCTGTAGCATGTCTACCGAGACATCTATGAGCACCATCAATTGTGATTTGTGCTCTCCACTTACCCGTGGATTTACAGAATGTCACACCCTTGTATTTACCGAACCGCGCACCTGAGTTTCCAAGGTTCTGAGAGTGGTTACATGGTCGCAGGTTCTCGATTCTGTTGTCATCCCGCTGACGGTTAATGTGGTCGAGTTCGGGAACAAAGTGACCATAGTGATACATCCATACAAGATGATGCACCCGATACATTTTCGTATCGACCACTGCCACCATGTAACCTTTAGCTTTCTTCGTTCCGATCTCAGTCGACATGGGCGAACCCTTGATACTGATCCTTCGCAGCAGTTTCCCGTTGTTCTCATAGATGAACAGTTCGTGGAGTCGAGATTGAGTGATCATGATATTTCCCAGAGTTGTACTCTAACCATGATACATCATTTCAGCAGGTCAAGGGTTAGCATCGTACCAACCATGCGGGGTGTACCCACTCATCAATCAACAGCTTCCCTTCCTCAATACTATCGACAACGATCACATCGACATGTTGATTGGTCAGTCGGGTGTGTTCGCGTTGTTGCGCAGGTGTTGGCTTGTGCCCGAGTCGTTTGAACTCAATGAACATGCACTGACCACCCGGCGCGATGAACAGACGGTCAGGTACTGCTGACCTCGCAGGACTGGTGAACTTGTACGTGAGAAACCCTTTGGACTGGGCGTACTTGCACACCGCAGCCTCGATGACCTTCTCAAGTGGATCAGGATTTTTCATTTGGAATTTTCTCCAGTATTTCAGTCAGCTTCTGCAAGTAGTGGATGGCCTTGCGAGCCTCGTTTGAAGGCAGGTCTTTACCACCCATTCGCATGATGTACTTGAGCGCATTGCCACGGTAGAAGCCCACCTGCTGCTGCGCAGGCCACGTGTCAATTACGTCCCACGGCTGGACCTTCTGGGACTTGTAATGGGTGCCCCCAACTTGTGTATCTCTTGCGCTCATTTCATGTCGTCCTGTAAAAGCAAATTGCTGGTTTTCAGTTCCAGCTTCAGGCACTCGTTTTCGTAGTGCATCTCACGCAACCTTTCGTATGCACCTGTGGCGAACACGACAAGGTGTTCCTTGTCCCAGTGGTTGAAGTCAGGTGTGGTTTTAGGATCATTCAGTTCAGGTGTTTTCATGTCATGCCCAAAGTAAGTTTTTCGATTTCATTGACGTAATAGTCGAAGTCCACAGGCAGTTCTCCGGCATCACTGATGTCGTTGCATACCTGCACACCCCAACCGCTTTCAATGGCGAACTTGCGCCATTCGGTCTTACCCTTCAGGGGCGGCAACCACTTGAACAAGTGACCCCCACCTTCGGCGACGTAGTACCGGGTGATGTTCTGAATCTGCTGGTGCTCACCATCCTTCTCGATGGTCAGCCTGCCCGACCGTGGCACTTTGGCGCGCAGCATAAAGTCCATGATGTCAGGATGCGCTTCGACACTGGACCTGATCGGAGCACCGTGGACCAGCACCTGTTCTGCCACCTTGGGCACCACCAGTGCAGAGTGGTTCTGGTGCCACTCTAGGTCGTGCTCATAGGCACCCTTGCGCTTGACCTTCCCGTTGGTGTAGACCCCAACGTAGTTGTTGCAATCTCGAATGATCATGCGGGAGTAGATTGCTTCCTCAAGCTGGAGTCCTGTGGCGACCTCCCACTCATGACGAACCTTCTCCAATTGATCAACCTCAGACCGTTTGATCTTGACAGTCAGCCCGTCCGTGTTGCACTGTGTCAGTTCAGCATCTGTCCACTCCATGATCAGTTCGGCCAACTTGCACAGCAGCAACTGACCATTGAGCGTGATCGACATGGTGAACAGAGGGTCGTAGAACACGCTGAACGGGTTGTTGCTGTCCCCGTAGACCCCATTGAGTGCCAGCTTGAGCATTGCGTTCTCAGCCGATCCCTTGGGGTACGACTTACGCTGTTCATACAGGTTCTTGTATATCGTGCAGAAGGTCTTACCAAGGTGCTGCGGGTGAAACCCGTTGACGATTGCCATGTTGGGGTAGTACGAACTGACATCGAGGTCGATGATGACGAACTCATCATCTGACTCGACAATAGTGTTTTCAACTGACCCATGTACACCACCCAAACCAAAGACGAACGTGAACCCGTTGACTGTACAGGTCACATCTTCAAACACACCCTTTGTCTCGGTGATCACCTGACTCTTGAGCCAATTCAGGATACGGGTGAACTCGGGTTGTTTGAACTGGATCGACGGGAGAATGGCATCCTTGAGCGCGATGGTGGGCCGTTTAGTCTGCCGTGGCGTGCGTCCCATAGCCCCATAGTCGTAGCAGGGCACCCCGGCCTCTTCCAGCTTCAGAATGAAAAACTCCTTGCCGATTTTGGTGTCATTGAAGTTGATCCAGTCCTTGCCGGGGTACAACGTGTTCAATTTCTCGCGGAAATTAAGCATATCCTTGGAATATGCGTAAAACTTCTTGGTTTGCTGTACATCGTGGGCGTTGTACTGCTTGAGCAGGTTCCTCTCAGACTCCTTGACCATGGTACCCACCCTGATCGGCAGGTCTTCCACGGTGTCACTTCGCATGTTGAACTCAAGCACCTTCAGACTGGTGGATCGCGCCTTATTGTCGAAGTGATGTATCTTGAACAGGTCAACCTGTTCGACAAAACGATCAGACTGGTAGACCATGTGGGTGAACTTGTCCGAGTCCTGAGACTGGATGATCGACATGGCTTTCTGATACAGGATGTCAGCGGTAGCGTGACCCATCTTGATCAGCATGTGCAGCACTGGGTAGTCGAACCCGAGGTTATTGAAGCCCACCATCATGGCGTTGTTGTCGCGCAGGTAGGTCAGGAACTCGATGATCTCTTTCGAATCGTTGCGCCACTGACTGATCTCGAATGCCCAAGTGATCGGTAGGTCAAAATGCTCCACAGCCAGCGTGAAGATATTTGGCATCGTTTCGATGTCATAGATGTAGTCGTTGGTCATTTGCGATCCTTCATCGAGAGGATGCAGCTTTCTACATCACCTGTATATTGCAGGTCATTGGCAATGGCTTCGCAGATTGCAATACAGGCTTCACGCTCCGCTGCTGCGATGCGTGCAAGCTGTTGGTGTTGCTGTGCTTTTGTGACTGGTCCACCAAACCGGATTTTCACAATCACATCCTCGTACAGGTCGTACTGTTTGGCGATTTCGTCGTTAGTCATTTTCAATTACTCCTTACTGTTACAGGGGTGGGGTGGTCGGTGCTGATCCCCGACATTCTCATGTAGCAGTATTGACGACTGCATATCAGCACTGATGCCCTGAGAGCGACAGTCACTGCGCATCAGCCTGCGCATTCACCCCATATTGGGTGTCGGGCATCACCTCGTTAGTGACATTAAGTCGGTAACACCGACCCCCGACTGTTTTCAAATCACGACAAGAACGATGGCATCCCCTGCATGAACGGGGGCACAGGCATCGCGGGTGCAGCACTTGGACCTGCAGGTGCAGCAACAGCACCAAAGATGCCCGTCACATCGACCGTACCACCATCACCAAACGCTACATCGTCACCAGCGAACTGGAGGGCAATCAGGTCACAGCGAACACCGCGACCGTGGGAGTTGTCCTGCAACCATGGCTTGATGGCAGCATTGACACGGCAACCGCCGTACATCTTGCGGGTCAGTTGCTGGTAGGCCATGGTGTTGGCTGGATCAATGGGCTTACCGTCAGCTTGGATGATCTGTGGAGGGGTGTCCCGACCCACGGTGATGTACATGTGACCATCGTACCCGTCATAGGGCTTATAGGTCTTTGTTGACAGTTTCTCGTTGCCGCTTCCGTAGCAGCGAGACTTGCGATCCTGGTGGATCATCTGCATGACCGTGTTTGCGTGCTCTTTCCACTTCTCAGCGGCCATTGTGGCGTACAGTTGCATGAACTGCTTGTAACCGGGGTGATCAGGCAGGGTCAGCAACTCGCAGTTATACGAGATGCGTTTGGAACCATCGGGCTGGTCTTTCGATTGTGGTTCCGCGATGTGGGGGAAAGACAAACGAGCGTTACTGATAAAAATGATTTCTGACATTTGAGTTACCTCTTTAAGTTACGAGAGCCATGCTGGCAGGGAATCCACCACTGGCACACTTTCAACTGCCGCGAACATCGGGGCAGCATTCATGATAACCGCAGGACGGCTATCTGACTCGGGAACGATGGTCAATTTTCCGGCCAACTTCGTCACATACTCAGCATCAAGGGTCTTGCGCTGACGCTCGGTCAACTGGACCCGAACCTTCTCACCAGCCTTGGTCTTCTCCCAAGTGAGTTTCTCGGCTTTGGCGACACTGACCAGCTTGGTTTCCCATATGTGATCCTTGGGTACACCCATGCGCTTGAGCTTCTCGGCAATCTGTTCGTCGGACAGGTTCCAGTTGCGTGACCCACGACCATTGACCGCCTTCAAGCCGGGGATCGAGATACCTGCCTTGAACCGCTTCAGTGCTTCCTCTTCTACAGAGTCCAGCAACTGACGCATCAATGGGGCACCCTCCATGATCTCCCTGATCTGCTGATCAGTCATGGTATTGGGGTCTTTCGATGCCGTCTGGTGACTGATCTCATCTACAGGCGCAGACTGAACCATCGGTTGAAACATGACACCAATGTCCTTCATGACATTGGTGGCCAGTGCTGAACAGGAACCACGAGCACGGCAGTATTTACACTGTACCTCACCCGGCACCAGTGGTGCGTCGGGGTCGTCCGTTGCCGCAGCTTCCACCACGATCTGACCAATCTTCCCAAGCATCTCCTGAACCGTCACTGTGCATGAACTGATCGGGTTGAGACCCCTCAGCGCCAACTTCGGCTGAATGATGGTCATGATGATGGTGTCGATTGGATACTCAGCATTGATTGGCAGCTTGTACCCGGCCAACACACCGAAGGCGTACTGTTCGAGTTGATCATTGTTCTCAGCACTGACAGGATTGAACCCGTCCTTGTAGTCGATGATCTCCACATTCCGACCCGTGACGATCTGAACGTCAACAGTACC